GTTCTGGTGACTGTGGAGTCCAGTGATGATTGTTGGAATTTACAATTTACTGGTTAAGTGTTGGACACGAGAGACCGTAATCGGTCCTGAACACTTTGTTGGCAGCACTACACGCATGGAAAGTATCAAACTGTTGGTTGGCGATGTCGACGTCGAGTAGCAGTATCTCAGCGGGTGTGAGTCTATACCGTCTGTAAACGTCTTCACTACGGAAGTGATGTTCAGTAGTGGTTCCGACTCTGTGGGTCAGCATGCGTTGCACGCGTCGCTCACAATCGGCGGCCAGTTTGTCGTTGCTTCCACGCAGCGCTTCTTTCCGTATGTCAACGAATGGGAAGTGGGATCTTGGATACATCCCCTGCATGAGTGCGTACTCGAAGGCGGCAAAACGTTCTCTCAATGGAGTGTTCGAGCGGCCTGGTACGTCACCTTTTGCAGTCCCCATGGTTCGGAACAAGACACCAATATTCAACAATGGCCGGAGTATGCCGTGGATATCACGTACTGGCGAATGTTTAAGAAATTGGATGTCTTCAGGGATCTCACATCTCTCTAGGGTGACGATGTAACCAACCGCTTCGGCAGCGGCGATGATTTCAGCGCTCGTGGTGGCGTTGCTCAAAATGATTGAGCACCCTATGAGGATGTTGGCAAGATTGTTGATGGCTGTCGTCAGCGTCGATCCGGAATAGAGGGTGGGGGACCCATCCTTCTTTACGAATTCAGCGTAACGTTTGCGCGAGCCTCGTGTCGGTCTTGATAGATCATAAATGCGGATCTTTGTCTGCAATTGTTTGATCAACCGAACGATGTTGTCGCGTGCTAAGCCAGTGGTGATCTGTCCTAATGCCCAGAACAGTGATCCTGTGTGACTCGCGTCACACGAAGATATGTCCATGTTGTAGACAGTGACTTCACCGTTTTCTTGCCTGATGGAGACGCATGAATCGTCAGAAAATAAGCTCATGTAAACTCTCTTCTTCGGACTCAGCAGGTTAGCGAACACGTCGGTGAGTGCATCGTGGTCGGGCGTTGCACAGAAGTGCAACGTGCCACCAGGCAGTTCGACGTCTCTCTGCATCGCTTCCTTGAGGTACTTGGTAACCATGAAGCCTTCGAGGCTGGCCGGGACTTGTAGGTCACCGATCATTCGTGGTTCCGTTCCCGGTTTGGCGAATTCGTCTTTCTTCATCTTGTAGATCGTGTATTGCAACCAGATGTCATCGGTGACTTTTCCAGTTTCAAACAGTTCCTTCCATGCCTGCTCGCGCAGGCTACGTTTGGCATGCGGATCGTCGTAGTGATCCTCAGCCTCGACGAGGAACCCTCGAAAATTGCTCATTACCGGCGCGTAAAGGTTTTGCAAATCTTCAAGGAAGGCGGTGTTTTCGGAGATAAACTTGGACTGGTTATCTCTCAACTTGTTGGCGATGGCTATCGACCCTCCGGCAGCTCTGAAAATCCGCCGTGTGGCAACGCTGACATTAGCGTTTGAATTCTCATAAATCTTACCATCATGGTCAAACCCACCATATTTGGTGCGAAAAGTTCCGTCCGCGCGCATTCCGCGCTCGTTACGTACTGCTGCCTCGCAACCAAAATCAAGTACCCCCATCTTCTCGTCCCAGAACTCCTCACCCCTTGTACACTTCCAATTGCAATTGTAGATATACTCCTTCTTGAGAGTATTCTTGTCACAGATGATAGTGCCCATGAGGTAAGGGTCACGCACCAACCCGATTACCGGGTGGGAACCCGCGCTGGAAAATCCAGACCAGTGGACTTCGGGACAGCGCAAGCGATGCGTGTTGCACGCACAAGCATCAAGTTCATGATGTGCATCTGCGTGCTGAGCCGCAGCTCCGGCTCGTTTTTGATCCTCAGCCCGCCCGGTGAGAGATCCATTTTGATGGCGCGATCCATCGCCGCCTTCGACGAAATGGCGAGCAACCCGGTGATCTTCCCGTCCGCAGTGATGATTGTCCCGCGTTCGAGCTCGGGATCGTTGAGGACCGTGGTCGTGATGTAGTTGTCCACCACCACCCGAGACACCGTGCCGAACATGCGTTGTAAACGCGATATCAACATCTTGTTGGCGGTACCGGTCATATACTTCTTCCGTGTGGTGTCGTCGTGACCAAACAAAGTGGAATTAGTAAGTGTGACGGTGTTCGCTTCCACATACTCGGATGTGTTCTCGAGTAGTGTTGAGATGTCGTGTTCGGTGGCTTCCAACCGCGCACTGAGTCCAGGCAGGCTCCCAAGAAGTCTGATGAACTGATTCTTGAGGCGGGACTGGTCGTCCATGCCGCTCTCCTGGGTGAATACTGACTTGGCCGTAAAACGGTTGGCAGGTATCACCCAGAATGCAGCGAGTGGAGCAGGCGGTGGTGCGACTGGTGCAGGTGCCGGCGCGGGCGGCGCGACCACTGGGGCTGGG